GATATGAATTCTTGGTCGAGTATGATCTATCAATGCTGGCAAGCCAGTATTTAGAAATCAACTCCCCTTCCATACCTAAGGCAGTGAATAGTCTATCGATTATTCTAGCTTGAAGGATTCTTGGTAATCTATCAGTAGCTGCAGATAAGTCTACAGAAATGTAGCTCTCTGCATTTGGATCATAGATGTCTAGTCCACTTTTATGATCAAATGTTCTATCTGCAGGTATAAGTCGCAATAGCTGAAATTGTGTTTTATGAATAGCACTCAGTGCTGTTTGTGTAATCCAGTCAGCAACGGCGATTATTCTCGACTTTCCACCCGGGGCTGTGAATGTGACTAATCTGGAATGTTCCTTATCCTTACAGTATTGTTCATCATCAGCTATACTAGCAATGAGAATTTCTACAATATTGACTAGGTTGTAGCCGTTTTTAAAGCACTCTGCTAAATTACAGACAGCAAGAAAGAGTAGCTTATCCTTATACAATCCGGCCGCGTCTGCTAAATAATTAACATTTGAATGACCGGAGTTGGGAGAGGACGCATTTCCCGAGTAAATGAATAATTCATCAAAGTTAGTGAGTTTTGATTTATCTAGGAATTTATTGATAAATCTATCGATATTATCGTTGGTGAAGTAAGTATTAATAGCTTCATCTATGGTCATTGAGCCGGAATACCTTCCGGTTATGGTAGAAGAATCTGTTTTAGCTTTTACACTGAACTGTCTATAAATGCATATTCCGGTATGTACAATTGAAAGCATTGCTCTCGCCTGCACCCCCGAAATATTTCGGATGCATATGAACAGTGTTGTAATACTATCTGAGGCCTTTACTAGACATTCTTTGTAATCGCCTATATCCAGTTCTTCAAACGCATTACCGTCTATCTTCCCTGAATGATATAGTTGTTGCTCTAATAATTTATAACCTTTTATAACATCTAATAGATTTATCGTTCGGCCTTTCTTTTTAGTTGCTTTAGTATACGAAAGCTGTTCAAAGAGTTTATCAAGTACTGGCGAGTTAGGTAAATCCTTAACTTGATTTTTGATCTTTTTTGTAGACTTGATGAATCTACCCTCTAACATATAATAAGTTAGCGGATCTAAGTTAGATAAGAATGAGCTAATTAAGTTTTTGTTTGT